CTCCGAAATGTCCTGCCCGCTCTCGTTCCAGTGGGCAGAGACCATGTTGGCGGTGGTATCGGTCCCGTTCGAGAGACCGGACCCGTTGAACCCCGGAGGGCGGACGTTCGAGGCGATCTGGGGGATGGCGAAGGGGCGGACGGCCGGTCGCGCAGACGCCAGCAGGGTGCGGCGGGCGGCGATGAGCGCTGGCATCAGTCGGCGTCCACTTCGAGGGTGGCGGTGAACGTCTCGCCCGAGACCGGCGCGTAGGCGCCGCGCGCCTCGATCAGGCCGTAGATGAGCTGCGAACCGGCCGCGCAGTCAAACGCGATGAAGGCGCCCACCAACGGCACGCCGAAGCCCTTGGCGCCGTCGGCGAACACGCGGTCCATGGTGATGTCGAGCGCGCCGAGATAGGTGCTCTCGGTGGTGAGCCAAGCGCCGTTGTCGCCGTTCGATGCGGTGGGCGAGACCTTGTAGAGATGCAGGCGGAACGACGCGCTCGCGATCGACACGCCGTTCTTCCGCAGCCGCGCCCGCGTGATCCGGCCGGTGCCGGCGTTGATACGGCCGACCTTGAAAGACAGCGGCACGACGGAGCCGGCGACGGTCACGTTCGCCACCAGATCGCCCGAGGCATAGGCCGTCGTGTCAGCAGGGCGAGAGAAGGAGGCCGAGGCGATGATCGTCCGCCCGCCGACCTCGCCGATATGGCTCTCGCCCGCGCCGAAGTTCGCGGCGATTCCGGCGGCGAGCGTGGCCTGCACCGCGGCGAGCGTCTCCTCGCTCGCCGGATTGATGATCGTTCCGTCCGCCTTCACCGTGGCGTGGTGCGGCACGAGCTTCGCGCCGTCGCCGGCAAGGTCTCGGAACTGCAGCGGAATAGAACCGCCGTCACTGGCGGTGGCGATCTTGGTGACGTTCGTCGCGGCCATGTCGGGCTCCTAGAGCAGGGCGAGGAAGGGGTTGCCGGGCGTGCGGAAGTCGTAGGACTGGCCGGCGGGGGGAGGGCCGCCGCCAGAGGACGAGAGCGTCAGAATTCGGCCGAGTGCACGCGTCAGGACCATGCGGCGGAGGAGGCGCAGGTGTCGCATATCAGGCCGGTACGCAGGCGAACTTGTCGCCAGACCTCACGAGGACATCGATCGGCGTATTAGCGGCCAAAAACCGACGCGGGTCCGCGCTCGCGTTCGGCGTAGGCCCGATGGCATAGAAGATGTCGGCTGAAGAGACGACGGAGAGTACCAACTGTCCGTTCGACTGCTTAACCTCGTCGACCGACCTGTCAGTCACGCCGCCAGACGCACTGATAGTTTTTGACCAGATCAGCTCGCCGATCAGGTTCACGTCCCCAAGCTGGCGCGTCCGGTTGCCAACATAGCCGCATTCGACATGCACCCCGTTCAGAGCCATGGTTCGTCTCCCATAATTTTCGGTAGGATCGCTGATCAGCCGATCTGGCCGGCTGCCATAAAGAGGTTGTCGACCTGCTCGGCGGTGAGACCGATGGTCGATGCGAGCGAGTTGAGATACGAGTTCGACCGTTCCCAATCCGTCGCGTCTGCGAACCAGATCTTCAGCGCGCCGTCGGAGCTGCTGTCGATTGCCGCCTGGACGGCTTCGAGAAGTCCGGCATTGAGCAGCGCGATCTTGGCCTGTGCGCGCGATACCTTCGCCGGAACATCGGCTACGAAGAGCGCATCGACAGATGGCGATACGCCACCGACAACCGTGTAGCTGGAAAGGCGCTGACCAGCCGGCGGGGTCGGCAGGTCAATTACCCACAGCCCGTGAGCTGCGCATTCTTCGGCAGACCAGATCGTAAGGTTCTCTCGCGGGATCTGTATCAGGTCGGCGCCCTCGCCAACCGTAATATCGCCTGCCGGGATGACAGCGAATCCGTCTCCGATCTGCCGCACGACGATCTGCATTGTCAGCTCCAATCGACAACTGCGGCGCCACCAGCGCCAGCGCCGCCAGGCGACGAACCAGACGATCGCGCGCCGCCTGCGCCGACAACGATCGTGATCGTCGAACCAGGTACGGGTGCGCCGGAGTCAGAGCGATCGATTGTCTTGGTGAGCGATGCCCCGCCGCCGCCGCCGCCGCCGTGACCGCTCGAATACCATCCGGCCGCGCCCCCGCCGCCGTAGTTGTTTCCGTCAACGGTGGCCGTTGTAGAGGCAAGAGAGGTCGCACCAGATGAAACGCCGTCCAGCGAGAAGACGCCGCAGGAACCGCCGTTGCCGGTAGTGCCATTGTGGGCGCCGCCGAAGTTTCCTGTCGATCCTGGATTATTCGTGGTGCCGCCCGTCGGAACGCCGCCGACGCCGCCAGGCTGTGTGCTTGAACTCGGTGCGCTCGCATTCGTAGCGCCGCCACCTTTGCCGCCCCCAGCGGTCAGACCCAGACTTGTAACCGTGGAATCGGCACCGTCGTTCCCCTTGTAGAAGCTGACGCCAGAAGTCACCCCGGATGCGCTGCCGGCGCCGCCAATGAGCCCTATGACCAGGGTGTTATAGGGAGGAACGGTGAACGTGTACGAGCCTGGAACCGTATACGCCTGAAAGCCCGGCGCGATCCCGACGCCAGAGCCGAGCAGCATGGAGACGCTTAATCCTGGCAGCATCACGAATAGGCCTTCTGGAGGCTTGCGTAGATCGCACCGCTGCCGACGACGGCGTAATAGAGGACGTCCACAGCATTCGGTGTCGTCGACAGCGCCTTCGATGCCCCCGAAGGGAACTTCCAGAAGCTTCCGTAAGCGATAGTCCGGCTGCCAGTCGCGTCTTGCGTGATGATGATCATGCCAGTTTGGCCGACTTTTAGGTTCGTCGGATTTGCCAGCGTGAAATTGCCCGTCGCGGCGAGAGCAAAATTCCAGCCAGTCGACAGGTCAATCGTCTCGATCGAATTGAATGCGATCGTGTTCAGTGCCGCAGCAGAGAACACTGACTGCGGCGAAAGAATCCGGCTCACTGATCCGGCTCTGACATCGGCGACGGAGGCCAGCCATGCTCCCGTCAGCGTGTTTGCCGGGGACGCTTGCAGGGCGGTATTTCCAGCGCCTGAACCGTCAACTGAAAACACTCTCAGGTTCTGGCTGCCATCGACGTCGATGTTCCATGTGTTCGATGACTGAGCGGTAACCGACTTGGCGAGGCCGGCGCCGAACCCAAGGGTTATCTGTCCGCCCTCCGTATCACCACCTTGAGCGACCAGAGGGCCAGTGGAAGCGACCAAGGCTCCAGCAGCGATCACTGTGCCGTCCGACCGCAATTGCAGAGCGTTAAGGCTAGTGGCGAAGTTGTCTGCCGTGTACTCCATCTGCAGGCTGCCGGCTGTGGCGCCGTTGATGAGGCTCCGCATCCGCCACTGCCGGCTCGATCCACCGTCGAGGGAAACCGATGCGTTAACCGATACGGTAACCCTGATACTGCCGGTAAGAGTGCCGCCCGTCTTGTCGAACTTGCTAGCAATAGCCGAGGCCTGCGCCGTCGAAACAGGCTTGTTCGCGTCGGAAGTGTTGTCGACGTTTGCGAGCCCGACTGCCGATTTCGAGATCCCGCCAACCACGCCCGCCGTCGAAATCGTCAGCGCGTTGATCAGCGCCGCGTCAGCAGCTCCGCTCGCGCCTGCAGCGAGGGAGAAGCCGGCCCCGACCTGCTTCAACTTCAGCCTGGCGCCTCCGCCGTCCAAAGTCAGACTCGTAAGAGGCTTCGTGTCGCTGCCCTTCGCCAGCACATCATTCAGTGCCTGCAGCGCGGCCCCGGTCGGCGCTGGCGTCAGCCGGATAATCTGGTATGCGGCGCCAGAGATTGTCGCGCCTTTCCACGTCGCGTCGGTGGAAAGTGCTGCGATAGTCAGGTTCGTGGGGCCGTTGACCGCCACGATGAAGCCGATGAGCACGCCACTGACGATCAGCATGTCGCCCGGCGAGACTGCCTGCGCCGTGTTGCCGAGTTCGTCGGTGTATGTCCAGGCCGTGCCGGTGCCGACGACAATTTTGGAGTTGTTCGACAGGCTGACCGTGCCAGCATTCCAGTCCGGCAGACGGTTGCTCATGGAGATCTGACCTATCGTTGCAGAACGGCGTAGTAAAAGTGAACGGATCCGTCGAGCAGGCTGAACCCTGGACTTCCGCCCATGATGACGCCGAAGGACAGACTTGATGTCGTCACTTCGTGGTAGGAATTCACCCAAACGCTTCCGGCAGGGAAGGAAGTCCTGCTGTCGGAATAGTGCCGGAGCTGAATGACGCCCTGCGGGGTCTTCACGAACCAGTAGATCAACGGTGGCGCGCTGAATGCTTTCGGGAAGCCGATCGTCTTCTTGTAGTGGTAATACGCCCACGCGGGGTCTGGCTGCAGAACCATGTCTTCCGGCCTGATATGACCGGAAATCAGGATGCCCCCGGCGGGCGCATTGAATAAGTCCCAGATCAGATCGCCGTCTGCCGCTGATTCTACGTCGATGCCAGGCTTTGAGGCACGAAACTTCGTCGATGAAATTGACAGCCGTCTCACGGATTGATCGGCGTCCGATAGATCGCCCAAGAAACCGGGAGCACCGAATAGTCTCCGGTTACACTGGTATTCTGTGCCGTGTTCAGCCCTACGCCGACGGGAGCACCTCCGATCGTGAATCTGAGCCGGCTGGCGTTTATTGCGGCGAGTATCGGGTTTCCGCTCAGTCCATCGGCGGAAATGACCTGCGCATCATAAGCGAAGAACGGGACGTACCCGAGCCCGTGTGTGATGTCCAAGAACCAGCAGGGGACGCCGTTAATCGAACTTCTCGGGACCGACGTAAATGATCCCTTCATGTACGGCGATAACTGACGAGCCCCAAGATCTAGCATGAAATCGTCGGCCACTGCAGAAACAACGTCGATGCCAGGCTTAGATACACGGCAGATCGGCGATAATCCGCCCTTGATTAGAACACGCTTAGTCATTCCGGCAGCCCGAGGCGCAGAACGCGATATTCGATTATCCAGGGAATAGTATCCGAGAAGCTCGGAAACCCGACAGAGAAAGGCGCGCCAACCGTCACGGCGATGCCGGATGCGCTCACGGATATTCTGGTGATCTCCCCGCCGAGATAGAGCAGCCCGCCGGTCGCGTATTCACCTGCTTCGATGGCATCGGGAGGCGTGGGGCCGAGGCCGTTCGCAACGAGATAGTCCCTGTAGGCGCGTGACTTCTCGGCGAGCGACGAGGAGAAGACGTGGACGAACGGAATATACGGCAGCGCTGACCATGACGCCGATGTCGTGGCGTTGAAGGGGCACGTGATTGATCCTGTAGCGTGGATCAGCGAAGTGGATTGCCAGTCGCTGTTGAAGTGCAGTTTCTCATTGTCCACCGGGTTGCTCTCGACGTCGTAGCCCGGCTGCGAGATCCTGATGCCAGATCCACCGTCGGGAAACTTGCCGATCAGCACGCGCCGGGTCACGACGCGTCCGATATAATGATCGAGCCGTTTACGAAGTCGATTTCCATGACGGGGACTGCCGGCGAACCAACCGTTGCCAGCGACCGAATCGACTGCCCTACGCGTGTGACGCCATTCAGTACGATCTCGCCGCCCGAAACGGCGAACGGCGTGAAATCTCCTGCGGCAGAGCGAACAAGCAGATCGTCGGCGCTGAGTACGATCTGAGAGCCGCCACCGCTCTCAACCTGTACACGCATGCCGGCGGTCACATAGCCCCCGCCGATCGCTTGAGCGCTAAGCTCCAGATCCCACGCGGCGGCGGCGCCTTGTGGAGAAGAGACGGCCGTAAAGCGCACCTCGCCGTTTGCTGCGCCGGCTTGGGCAATCGCTTCGACCTCGTCGATCCGCTCCGAGAGAGCTGACGAGTTGTCGCCGAGGGATGAGATCGCAACCTCTGTCGTCGATACTCGCGCGCTGAGGTCGCCCGCCGTCGCTTGCAAAACGCTGATCTGCCCGGCCTGTGCCGTCACGCCATCCGAAAGCAGAATGATGCGGCTGTCGAAAGTCGCTGAAGCGCTACCGCTCACAGCCTCCGCATGCTGCGCCTCGAAATGCCTGGCTGTCGCGGAGATCATCGCAGCCTCTTCGCCGCTCCCGTCCTCGAGCGCGCGAACGAGAATGGCCTCCTCCGCGAATGCAGCGTTCAACTGCGGCCAGCCGATGCTCTGCGGGATCACGTATTGGCCCGGTACGGCAGGGGCAGGCGTTAGGAACGTCACAGAGGCTGAATAGGCTCCGATCGTTCCGGAAGCCGATGTCGGCCTGGCGCGCAGTTGCACCGCTCCGGCATCGATGTAGCGGATAGGCGCGGCGCCATTGACCGCTGCGCCCTGGTAGATCTGCTCCCACGTGGAGCCTCCATCATAGGAGAGGTCGACCTCGTTGCTATAACCTGGGGCAGCGGGTTGCAGTGCCCATTGCACCTCAAGAGATGAGGTGTGCTGGACTCCGCGCGCATTCAACGCCACGTAGAATGGAAAGTCGGGCAGCGGCGCCGACGGAGGAGTGTATGTTGGGACAGAAGAGCCGATGTAGGACCATACGCGCGGATCGTCTGTAACCAGCGTGATCCTCACGTTCCTCTCGCCGTCTGGCACGCCCGATTTGACGAGATAGCTCTTCTGCAACTCGGTCAGCGTGCCGAACAGCCCGGTCGACATATCTTGCGATCCAGTCGCGAGAACCTGGCTGAGCGTCTTGCCAGACTGCGTCTGGGCCGCGGCAAGATCCAAGGCGTTCAGCACGATGGAGTTGGGCGAGCCTCCAGCCGTTACTGCGACAGGTCCGAACTCGAGCCCCTCGCGATCCCGCAGCATCAGATAGGGGAAGGAGGCGATGTCCGGAGCGCCGTCCAGCATCAACGTGTTTCCGTTTGCGCCTTCCACCTGCGCGGCCTGCTGAGCCGAGTAGAACCAGGTATCGACGAGCGCCAGATCACCCGGCTTGTAGAGGCGTCCGTCATATTCAGTCGTGACTTCTCGCGTGACGGATCGATAGGCGGAGACGGCAGCGTGCCAGTCGACAAGGCGCTTTGCGTGCGCAGGGACGGTAACGCCAGTCAATTCCATTCGCCGGGGCGTGCGGCTCTCCATACCTGGAATTGTCGACTGAACCGACATCGGGCGTTTTGGATCACCGTCGTAGAGGAAGGTTCCGATGACATCTCCTGCGCTCTTGTCGGTCCCCAGATCGAAGGTGATGCTCGACGACTGCTTGATGATCTGTCGGCGAGTGATGACGTGGCGGCGAACAGTCTTCGCCTGGTCGCGGACCATGCTGTAGAAGCGACCGACCTTCACGACATCCGATCGGATCGGGTGCAGTACAGTCCCGCAGGCCTCCCAGATAGACACGGGTCCGCGGATCGTCCCGTCGAAGGTGTTGTCCTGTGCGAGAGTGAGACCGGCCACCGCGGCGATGTCGATGTCTGCGTCGGTCAACCCGGCGCCGTAGTTCGCCTTGAGGATGTCCACGAACGCCCATCGCGCTTCACGCGTCGGCTGCTCAATCCACGCCGATCCATTCCAGACAGGCAGGATTCTGGTCGCCCGCACGAGGACGTTCGAGAAGTTGGTAACGCTCAGGGACTTGCCCGACCGGACCCGCATAACGATTTCTGTGCGGCCGTCGCGGGACACTGTATCGTCGAGCAGTCCGCGCAACCCGTCCCATTGCGCGTCGTCTGTGACGGCGCTGGCGCCTCCGCTCTCGTTCTGGACCCGAACCTCGTAGCGCCCCGCAGGAACTGTCTTGATGCGGGTAACGCGATAGGCAGACTGCGTGTTGAGAGAGCCTGTCTCGTGGTGCAGCGTCGTCCATGTTCCCGCGCCGACAGGTGCGCCAGAGCTGTCAATCGCTCGATACTCGAAGAGCAGACCGACCGGAGTCGCAACGAGCGTGCCGCTTGACCTGCGCGCGAAAACGCCAGCAGGATATTGAAAATCCAGTTGGATCTTCGTTACGTTGACGCCAGCACCGGAGACCTGGAAGGGTCCTGTATGGTTGGGGTTGGCGCCGGCGCGCGCAATGCCAAGACCAGTCACCGACGTTGACGAAACCACGGATCCAGGGAGGATCGCCGAGGGCTGCCCGTAGAGAAATTCGACCGCAGCGCCAGTGGCAGGATCAACGTTGAAGTTGAACGGGGCGACGATGCCGTCTGTGCTCGTCCAGAATGTCGAATCCCCGACGCGAATGGTGTCGACAGCGTACTTGCCCTCGCCAAGCGCCAGCCGCTTGATCAGGACGACATCGTCGCCGTCATAGTAGCTGTAGTCGCCTTGGGCGAGATCTGGCTCGATCCACGTCTGGCCGTAGCTTACTTGCCGGCGATCGAATAGCCGCGGCTGGTTTCCCCCTCCCGAGACGCCATAGAGTGTCTTCGGTGTGTTCGCCTTGGTGCGCAGGATCGACTGCAACGCGATCGAGCCGCCGATGAGGAGGCCGGCCGAGACGGCGCCGAATATTGCTTGGCCCGCCGATAGAGAAATCCCGAGGCCGGAGGCAATCAGCGGAGCTGCGTAGGGAGCGATGATCGCAAGTGCAATGGCGGCGACCGCAAGCCCGATCGATGCGGCCTTGCCCGCGCCCTGGCGGCCGCCGCCAGCGACAAGCGGCAGGATGATGATCGTGTCGCCCGCGCCGACCAGCGTGTGCTGCCACCTTGAGAGGGGCACCACGTCGCGCTCCTGGTCCAACGTGGAACCGCGCGGAACTCGGAACACCAGCACGCGGCGCCCGACGTTCTGTCTGGCGACCACGGCCGACAGACGTCGGCGTCGGCGACCGATTTCGCTCGGAGAGCCATCGATAGCCCCAAGCGGTGTGAGCTTGACGAGAGTGGTCATCGGGCGGGAGCGAAGAACCTGATAGAGCCCCAGGAAAGGCGAAGCTCCGCGACGTCGAGGAATCTGACGCCGTGAGCGCGATCACAGTGAAGCACGCCGGATTCACCGTCTTCGGTCACCAGAAAGACGCCGCAGTGAATGTCCACGCCGCCAACTCTACCCATCATTGCGATGGACCCGTCGATAGGGGCTTGCACTTCGCGCCAGTTCTGGCGCTCAGCGTGTCTTGAGAATGCCCGCGCCAAATCAGCGGCATTCTCCGGATCGATCCCGACAGGGACGTCCGGCAAGTGCCGATCGAAAATCCCTGCATGCGCTTGGCGGACGAGTTCCCAGCAGTGCAAGCCGTCGGGAGCCCACGGTTGGCCCGACATCGTGTTGATGAACTCGCCCTTGGTCATAGCGTGGAAAGAGCCGGGTATTCTTCGGCCGTGTAGATCGCGAGCGGGAAGTTGTCCTCGCGGACATCAGGATAGGTGAGCGATGCCTCAGCGCGCGATGCCGTGAGGCTCACGCTCCTGATCACAAGCCCCGTGATCTCCTCGTCGATCGAGGTCGGGAGGGCATAACTTGAGGCGCTGACGTGATACCGGCGCATTGTGACGGAGATCGATCGGTTCTGACCCGTCGCAAGCTCGAGATAACTGTTGAGGTAGCCGGACACGTTGTCGACCGACAGCTTCCCGTCGGTGGGTCCGTCCGTGTCGAAGCCAGGCGGCGTGTACGAGAACGAGACGGCAGTGTGCAAAACGGTGGCGCCGCCGTCGGAGATCGGCAGGGCAAGATCGTCATCGGATCCGCCGACCAGATAGACAGGCGAGGGGAATGTGGCGTGGTTCAGGACGATCGCAACGAGGTCGATGCCGTCCTCGTCCCCGGAGGCGTACGCTTCCTTCATGGCCTGCGATAGCGCGCTCACCAGTTCTTCACCCGGAGTCGGAGATCGATCTTCAGCACGGTCGCGCCATACGGCTTCGGGAGCGGCAAGCCGTCATCGATCCGGACTTCTTTCGCGATGAAGCGGCCATCCGAGACATTCCAGATCGGCATGGTGAACCTCGCGGACTGATTGCCGATCGTTTTCGAGAAGAACGTCTTCAGCGCGTCGTACTGGAGTGGCGTGATTACCAGCGAGAACTGCATCGGCGTCCACGATGTCAGGCTGACATTGCGCGTGCGTTCGTTCCCATCTTCAAACTCGCTGCGTAGCGGGCGAGGGAAAGGCGCATCGCCGCTGATCGAATCGCGCAGCGGCTCATAAGGCACACCGGCAGGCCACCGAGGAAGCGCCATCAGCCGTTCCTCGGCACGGATCGCTGGAAGAGACCGGCCAGCGGACCCTGACCGCGCCCGGCGCGCTGCGCAGTCCTGGCTTCGAGGCTGTTGAGCGCAAAGTCGATGCTGACGTTCCCGTTTCCGTCCTGGCTTACTTCCGGCGTCGATGGCGCGTTGTTGATTGTCACGCCGAGCTGCACGCTCGGCACAATAGCGGTTCGAGCGCCTGCGGCCGCGGCCGCGACCGCAGTCTGCTGCGGCCGGGTGAGTACGGCTTCACCATCTTCGATGATGGCGGCCAGTTCGTTCGGCTTCAGGCCGGCATGGAACTTCGGCGCGTTGACGAACAGACTCGCCGGCGCCGTGATCGCTTCGCCGCCCGCTCCCGCAATACCGCCGCGATGGAACTTGACCGCTGCCGCGCTAAGCGTCGGGTAAAGGCCGTTCGTAGCGCTTCCGCCGCCCCCGAGACCAAGAAGGCTACCCAGACCGCTAAAGAGGTTGCCACCTGACCCGCCGCCGAACGCCGAACTGAATAGACTCGTCAACTCCCGCTCAAGCGGCTTGAACAGGGCGGCATTCAGCGCCAGTTCGAGTATCTTTTTGCTCAGAGCTTCAGCCGCCTGGCCGATGTTCTTGAAATCAGTCACGGAAGAGCGAGCGAAATCCGTGATCGCGCTTGCGGCGCCTTTGGCGAATTCGGAGGCGTTGTCAACGCGGATCCGCTTCTCCAGTTCGTCGAACTGTGCCGCAACCTCCGGCATTGTCTGGGCCGCCAGGCGAAGCTGAGCGAGCTGCTGATCGAGTTTCCTCGCCGGGATCAACTCATCCAACTGCCCACGCGCGAACTTCGTCGCCTCGAGCTTCTCGATCCCGTTCCTGATTTTCTCAATGTCAGGCGGCAGGTTGGACAGGTTCCCAGACTGCGCCGCCTTCACGAACGCATCGATGTTGTCGGTGGCGACCTTGGCGCTCTGCGCGAAGCGAACGGTTTTTTGATCAAGCTCCGAAAGACCAGAAACCGAAGCTTCCTGATCGAGATCCTTCAACTTCTTGGCGAGCGTCTCGGCATTCTTCTCGGCGCTGGACTTCTTCGCGGTAGCAGGGTTTTCAAGGTCGAACCTCTGACCGGCCAAGCGCTGCGCGTCGGAGATGGAGATCCTGCCTCCGCCAGAGTTGATCTCGTCGAGGATCTTGGTCGCCTGCGCGTCGATGAAGTCCTGCCGCTTCGACTGTCCTGCCTTGGCCTTAATCCTCTCGCCGATCAGTTTGCCCAACTCAGGATCACGCAGGACGGGCTCATCCGGGAGCGGAAGGTTCTTCAGGATCTGAGTGCCGATCGCCTCCGGGTTTGCCGCGTCTCTCGCGTCGAAGTTCGACGGGTTGATCGCGGCACCAAAGGCATTTCTCGCCGCCGAAACCTGATCGGCGGCGGCCCGTGCGGCGTTCGCAGCTCTCAGCAGTTCATTGACCTGCTTCGTCAGATCGATGTCCGTCTTCCCGAGCTGCTCAAGAACCCGGATCAGGTCAGACAGAGCGCTCTGAAACTCCAGGCTTCCGGGCCGAGCGGATCGGAGGGATTCGTTGATGCGCTCCATGTCGAGCCCGATGCTCGACGCCGCCGACGACAGCTTGCCTGGTGCGACCAGCGCCGGGTTGAGGTCGTCCGCGAAGAGTGTCTTGTCCTGAAATGGTTGAAGCGCAGAGATCAGATTGCTCCGCAGGTCATCGACGGCCTTGCCCGCACCATCGAGCGAGGCGCGGTCGCCGATGATGTCCGTAATGGAGCGCTGGCGCCCTTTGGCAATCTCCTCATTGACCTGCCGGACACGCTCGGTCAGTCCCTCCAGTGCGTCGGCATGTTCCTTGGCCGCCTGAGCAGCGTGTTCCTGATACAGGCTGTATCCGATGAGGCCGACGCTCACCGCAGTCAAAGCCGCCCCCACAGGCCCGCCCAAGATGCTGATCAGGCCGCCCAACGCGGCCGAGCTGGCGCTGAGAACTGCATTCAGGCCAACGCGAAGGACGCTCGCCCTCCTGACGGCACCGTTCGCTACTTCCTCTGCAGCGGCGACCACTCTGTTTTTCGCAGCGAGATCTTCGAGAGCCTTAGCCTGATCGCGTAGCGCCGTATTAAGGACCGGCGCCGCGCCCTGCTGAGATGAACGGGTGATAATCTGCTCGTTCGCTGATTGCAGTGACAACGCGTCGCGCAGACGTTTTGTGTTGGCAACGCTATCGGCCTGGGCACGCGCCTGCTGCTCGACCAGGCTCACGCGCTTGCTGGTTGCGGCGGCGTCTCCCGCATCGGTTGTCTCCGCCACGCGGGCGGAAGCTTGACGCAAGGCGGCGATCCGTCGATCCGCTGATGCCCTCGTCGCGTCGACCTGCCGCTGCGCGGACGTGTTCTTTCGCAGCGCCTCGTTCTCGGCGGACTCGACCAGCGTTTCCCCGCGGCGGGTCTCGGCGGCTACGTCATTCGCCTGCTTTCGGATGGCCGACTGCAGTACGCTCGTCCGAGATTGAACCTGCTGCGCGGCTTCTTTCAGGATCGTGCCTCCGGTTGGAAGCGTCGCTGCCTTGCCCTGAACGTTCCTCTGGTACTGCTGCGCGTCGTTCAGATCTTTCCTGGCGGCCGCTACGGCTTCGTCGCCACGCCTCCTCACATCGACCAGGCCGCTTGCCGCTGTCGATCGTGCGAATGCTACGGTTTCGGCGCTCTTCGAGACGGTCTGTGCCAGCCTGTCTTCGGCCGCGATCTGCTTGGCGATGGCATCAGAAGCGGCGCTTGCCGCCTTGGCTTCGGCCGCGGCCGCCTTCGCGCCTGCGACGCCAACTACCGGGGCGACGGCGTTGATCTGCTTCTGAAGATCGACATAGCGTTGATACGCCCCGTCGATGTTCTTCTTCGCGGTCGATACCTCATTCTTGAGAATTTCTCGGTCTCGTAGTGCGACCTTGTCAGCGAACTGTTCAGGCCTCGCAGCGATCGATGACTTGACCGCGCGCGTCGCCTCGAAGGCGTCAACCACCTTTGCCGCCGCGGTATCCCGAACCTGCTGGGCGAGCACCAGAGAGGCCTTTGTCTGGTCTATCGCTGTCTTTGCCTCGGCAGTCGCCCTGCGGAACGGCGCCGTGATGAACCCGGCCAATCCCCCAAGCTCGCCTCCGCCACGCCCGACAAGCCCGCGGGAGAAGAGCACAGATCCCAGCACTGCCACCGCATACTGCGCGGAATCGCCGATCTGCTTGATGTTGTCGGCGACAAAGGCAAGCCCATTCGCGAGCGTCCTTGATGCTCCGATCGACTGGTCAGTCGTGCCGATATAGCGCGTGAGCGCGTTGTCGATTTGCTGAATGCCTGCAGCAATCGTCGGCGACGTCCTCGAGAATGCGTCATCGACGTCGCGCGACGCAGAAAGGATTGCGTCGAAGACGGCCTTCGCGTCGAGCTTGCCCTCGGTACTGAGCTGCTTCAACTGGCCCGTTGTGACGCCGAACTGCTTGGCAATCGCCTGGAAGAGGATCGGCGCGTTCTCCGAGATTGATCGGAACTCATCGCCCTGCAGCCGGCCGGACCCGAGCGCCTGCGCAAGCTGCGTCGCAGTCGAAGCTGCCTCAGCGACACTGGAGCCGCCAGTGACAAACGCCTTCTGGGTGGTTTCCACGACGCGCAGGATGTCGTGCTGCGAGGCGCCGAGATTGGATGCGGCCAGCGTCAGCCTCTGGTAGAGCTGGACAGTGGAGTCGAAGCTCGACCTCGTGCGTTGCGCGAGGTTGAAGAGGTCATTCTCTACCGAGATCCGCTCCCTGGAGGCGGAGACAACCGCAGCAATTCGGTTCTGCACGCTGGTGTAGGCGTCGGCATAGTCCTGCACGGCCTTGACGGCTAGAGCGCCACTGATCCCGCCGACTGTTGCCGCCAACGCGGACAGACCCTTGTTCAGCGTGCCGATGCTTGTCTCTGCGCGGAGCGCCGACAGTGCGAGGGAGTTCAGCCCGGAGTTGCCGCGAGAAAGCGCAGACAGAGATGTCGAGAGCTGCTCGGCACCCTTTGCGGCGCCTGTCGTGGATCGAGAGATCCTGTTAGCCGATGCCTCGGTCGCGTTGGCCGAGTTCTTCAGGTCAAGCGCATACTTCTCAGCTCCGAGGAGCTTCAAGGTAACTTCGATCGATCCGATTGTGGCTGCCATTGGAGACCGTGCTCAGGCCTTGATGACCCGGAACCCGAATGACGACAGGAGCGCCCCGACATCCGTTACGACCGGGGCATTCTCCGACGCTTTAGATGGGAAAAGCTTCTCGTAATCCGGTATCTTGGCGAACCCAACGAGACGCCCTGTCAGCCACGCGCCGTACTGGTGCATTTCGCGCGTGTGCCCGAGCCTGTTCGACGCGATGTCGAGAACCTCGGCCGGCGTCAGATCGAAGATTTCGTGTCGAGTGATTCCGGCCTTGTCTCCGGCCCTGATGACGCGAGCGATGAGGCTTCCGCCATCAGGGGGTCGGTAGGGTCCGCGCGGGCGGCCTCCATTGCCCGGTTCCGCGCGTCGATGATCGCCGAGTAAGACTGGCCGATGATCGCGACGCTGAGCGCGTCGAAGATCGGCTGGGTCGCCTGCTGAACGGCGAAGGGGAGATCATCGAAATCGACAGTGGGGTAGGGCTGCCGCCCATCCTCCTGCTTCAGTCCGACCTTCAGGCACTCCACCATCGTATCCACGCTGAACTCGTTCAGCGTCTTTTCGATGTGGCTGTAGAATCTCTCGCCGTATTTGCGCTCGAGCACGATCAGGTCGACTGTGCGGAAGCGGAGGAAGGCTCCCTCCCCGGCGAGGAAGAAGGGAACCTTGTTCGTGTAGCGGTCGATGTCGGACATGGGCGATCAGGTGTTCGTGTTCGCTTCCTCGGTGACGTCCGACGCGATGCGCATCGTGACGACGCGCTTCATCGGATCGCCGCCGGTGAAAGGACCCATGTCGTGTTTCGTGAGGATCGCCGAGAAGCGGAACTGCTTGGCGGTTCCCTTCGGCGCGATCACGAACTCGCGCGCCAGGTTCGACTTGAAAACGCTGTAGATGCCGGTCGAGCCGTTCTGCGTCGCATCGTCCGTCAGCAGGAACATGCTGATCTCGATGGTCTGGCCGTCCTTGATGCCGCCGATGTAGCGCTTGGCGGTCGCCGTCAGCGGCGTTGCCTCGACCTCAGCACGGGATTCGCTGATGGCCCCGATCGTCTCGACCTCGGCGATAGCGGCGAAGGTGGGGGTGACATTGCCGTCGCTCATTTTGAGGAGCGTGCCGGCAGCAATCTTGGCGATGTCAGCCATGGGTGGAGTTCTCCGTCTTCAGGTCCGCGCTCAAGGGGATGCCGGCCGCCGCGGCGCGGGACGCTGCTTCGGCCTGGTCGAAGGTCTGGAACTGGCACACGGGGCACTGCCAGATCGGCAACTCGCCCCAGATCCCATGCTTGAGGCCGCAGCTCTCGTCTTCCGGACAGCGTGCACTGGCGTTCGAGAACAGGCGCACGATCTCGTCGCCGGCATCCGGGTTGCCCGGCCCTGGCTTCTTCTTCTTCGCCATGTGGAAGACCTCGATGTTACGGCCGCAGTGCGATCACCTTCAGGCCGCTCACGCCGGAGTACGTCAGCGGGATCTTGTTGTTCGCGTCGAGGAAGGCCTGAGCCGTCGCCATCTTCACCGCCTTGGTCTCGCCCGCCGCGAGGGAGACCGTCCGGTTGGGGATCGTCACGGGGCCGATGTTGTCGACGTTCGATGACGTGACAGTTGCGGTAATCGTGACGGTGATAGCCGCGCCACCGCCGTTCACGAAGATGAGCGTCAGGTTGTCGGCATTCCAGAGCACGGCGTCACCGCCGGCGCTGGCGGCGACGCCGAGAGCGGCGCTCGGAACCTGCTCGGCAAGCTTGATCGGGGTGATGTCGGCCATGGGAGTTCTCCAGCAAGAGAAAAGAGGTCAGGCCGAGGCCACGACAACGTTGAAATCGACGATCCGTCGCGGTCTGCGGAGTGTGTCCTCGAACGAGTAGACGTCCGAAACCGGCCGGCAGTCCTGGATCTGCAGATCGCCAACCGTGCCTCGAAACCCATTGAGGCGATCGATCACAAGGTCGCCGAGGGCGTCCACGTCCATAGGGGCATCTGCCTGGCATTCGACGGATACTCGCCGGCTCCATGCGGGTAGAGCTAAGCTCAACGTCGAGCCGATGGGCTGCCCCGACACCTCGTACAGAAGGATGAGCGGTGCCGTCGCCGTCTGCGGCGGCTGGTAGCGATAGACCTTATTGCCCTTCAGGAACTGCGTGATCGCCGGGGTCTCGATGAGAAGCTGTCGCAGTTCCTTGACCGGGCTTCTCATCTGCTGGCAGCCTTTTTGATAGCCTTGTCGATGACCCCGACCATTTCATCGCCGAGGATCTTCATCACCTCGGCTTTCGTGGCCTCGAAGGCCGGTCGCGCCGCAGGCTTCGGGCGGGCGCCAGGATGGAAAATTCCGCGCCGCGGTTGGAGGTGCGGCGCGGTGCCAAACTCAACCAAGTGGCCGACTGTGGCATGCTTCCGCCCTTTGACGGGACCAGCCGCGGTCGTGTTCCGGTCCTTATCAGCCGTTCCCAGCGACGCGATTAAGGCTCCAGTTCTCTTGGAATCGTTGGCAATCAGATTGGTGATGTAGGCGTCGATGTAAGGCTTGAGCGCCTTTTTCCTCGCTCGCCGCGCATCTGCGTTCGTGGGGACGTTCGCCAAAGCGCGCAAGGCTCTGGACAGAGGGTCCACGCCATTCACCGGCATGATTACGTTCCGGAAATCCGCTCGACCAGCCTCAGAAGGATGTCTCGGCGGTTGATGTGATCGGCCTTGACGGAATCGACGTCGAACTGCGCGCCCTCGTATACCGCCTTCATGGCCGTGATCGTTTGGGTCGGCATCAGCCGCGGCACAGCGCCGTCGCAGAAATCCAGATAGTCGAACGACACGAAGAGGTACGTCTCGGCGATCCGTTGCTCTGCGAGGACGATCTCCGCGCCGCGTTCTGGAACAAGGTCGCCCCAGATCGTGCGCCACGGCGGACCATCCATGACAAACCCGTCAGCCTCGGTGTCTCCGTCACCGCCGCCCAGGTAAAAGGATATCGCGCACCGGCGCTTCCCTGCGCGCGTCATTAGCTATGGTCGTTCCACGTCTTGTAGCGCCCGCACAGCTTGCGAAGCCCAAATTCGATCTCGCGGTTCGTCACCGTGATCTTGTTCTCGATCGCAGTGGCCTCCCGGTTCTGGTAGAAGTGCGCGGCCAGCAGGATAATGCCCAGCCGAATTCCGTCCGGCACGTCTTGGGCCTGCGAGGCCCCGGCCTTGAATCGCACCCGGAAAGCGATCGGATGCGCCGGCGTGTCCGGCCATGAGCGGTCAGGTAGCAGGATGACCTGGCCGAAGATCTCATCGACGACTACGGCGTAAGTCGATGGGTCCACCGGGGTATAGGTGCCGTCATCCTTTCGCGCCTCAATCGACGTGAACTGCGTATCCGGATCAAACGGACACGCCGGCAACCTCAGAGACGAGCCAATGAACGGGAGGGCCAGTTCAAATTCCTCTTCGAGGATCATGAAGCCGTTGAGCCAGCCCTCGAGTGCCACGGTGCCGGCGAGGTAATCGAATGCCGCGCTGATAAAGCGCTGGATGAGATTGTCCTCATACGAGTTCGTTACCCGCTCCTGGTCCTTGACGTCCTGGACGCTGACGACGGCGAGCTTGTCACTCACGGATCTGCGGGGGGAGGTGACGCGGCGCAGGTACATTGTCAGGCCTTGCGGCGCGGCGCGATCGCCATCTTGTCGCTATATCTGAGCGTGGCTGCAGTTGCGCCGACCATCTTCGTCGCGCCACATCGCGGCCGGTCATGGCCCGGTCGTGCCTTCTCCGCGCGATAGGGCGCCCGGTTGGCCTGCTTCGTTGACTTAGGCATCAGCCGCCTGCCGACGGGCGATTTCGGCGATGATCACCGCGCTCGCCGCGTCCTTGGTGGAGATCGTCGCGTCGTCGGAGATTTTCTTGGCGAGCTGGATGATCTGCATGTGGTGCAGATCCGCCCAATTCTCGGGGATCTCGACCTCCGAGACCGTCTCCGGCAGTTGCGGTGCGATAGCCGCCGGGCTCGGCGCGTCCGAAGCGTCGACATATTCAGCCGCGCCCTGTTCGACCAGGGCGTGCGCGACGGAAGGCTGGAAAATCGCTTCCTCGCCGGCGTTGAGGGCCAGATAGCGGCTCCTCATCTTGATGACGATACCGTCCATTCTCGGTCTCCTGTTGCCCATCGGCGGGAGCCTCGCTCCCGCCAGGCTTCCGACGTCAGTTGACGCGCTTCGTGACGACGTCCTTGTCCGCGCCGCCCAGCACGATCAGGATCTCAACACCGGCGGTGTCGGTGTTTGCGGCCGAGAGGTCGGGGGTGATGACGGGGCGGAAGAAGCGCTTCGCGCCGCTCAGGTCGAAGTCGAGTTCGACGCAGAACTTGGCGGCGGCCGTGGGGCCGGCGATGACCTGCTTCGCGGTGAGCGGCGAATAGTTCGGCATGCCAGCGGCGAAGTCGCCGGAACCGGAGCCGGAGCCGTCCACCGCATCCTGCAGCTTGGCGGACAGAGCCAGCGCCTGCGCGGCCTGGATCGACGTCACGCCGAAGACGAAGATCTTGCAGGAGTTGAAGCCGATCCGGTCAATCCACGGGCCGTTGATGGCCGTGTTGTCGCCGGAACCGCCTGCCGTGACCGACGTCGTCGCGACGTGGCCGCCATAGGTGAGGTACGCGCCCATGTCGCGGAATTTGCTGACCGTCATGGTCTTTCTCCGATGTGCGAGATTTCAGGTGGCGAGGCGGGCCTAGCCCGCCTCAGCGCGCTCGATCAGTTGCCGAAGTCGACCTGGTCCATGATGCCGAGGGCTTCCGGATAGCGGGCGTTGAAGTCCACCCGCAGGGTGACCTTCAGCACGACCTCGTCCCGGTCGAATGCCGAGACGAGATTACCCTGATCGTCTGTGTATGTGACGTTCTCGGCCATCTCGACCTCGAGTTCGCTCGCCTGAGCGATGATCAGGTCGGGAGCGTTCACCAGGAAGATCTCGCTGAAGGCGCTCCCGGTGAGGTTGCCCGGCATGTTGTTGGTGACGCCAACAGGGAAGTCGAAGAACACCGGGTTCGCGCCGGCAATCTCCGGGTATGCCCACGAATCTGCGAGCGTACCGCGCAGGTTGCGCAGGTAGTTTCGGCACTTCGTGTTCATGATCACCCGGCCAGTCGCCGGATCGAGGGTGACGTTCGCGCCCTCGATGATCTGACGCAGCTTGCCCATGTCAGCATCGATGTTCGCGATGGTCTTGCCACTCGAGTGCATGACGTTGGCGTCGGGGGCCAGATACCGAATGCCCTTCGGCGTGAACTCGGTTCCGGCGCCGCGCAGATACGCCTGATCCTCGCCGTTTCCGAGACGGGTCGTGGTGTCGCGCACGATCAGGCCTTCGACGCCGGCTGAGCCGAACCTGAGAAGCTCCTTCGAGACCGGAATGGTCGCCTTCAACTTCTTCCAGACGAACTTAACCATGCCACTGTTGATCTTGCCGGCGCGCACGGCCTGCGTCTCACCGACCCACGACGCCGCCGCGCCCGAGTTCATCTTCGGGATCTCGAGCGTGCCGCGGCTCATGGAGACGGTCGTAACGCCGATGCGGCGCATGACCGACTTGGCCTGCAGAGGCTCGATGATGTCGGCGGAGACCTCCGGCGGAACGAACGTGCCGCCCTGATCGGCGTCGAACGTGGTCGCCGACTTCAGGAAATCGCCCTCCGATTCAGCGCTGCGGATCTGCTCCGCTGCCACCTCATCGCCCCATCCGTCCTCGGCGATCTTGGCCGCCTTCGCATGATCGCCCTTGCCGAGATACATGCAGCGCAGAACGCGGCCGAACGTCTCGTTCTCCTTGCGCATGAGCGGCCGCTTCCGCTTCAGCGCGGGAGCCGCCGGCTCCGTGCCGGTCTCATCGGGATCGCCGCCGGAGGGAACGGCGCCGGCGACAGCGCGAGCCTTCTCCGCACGCTGGAGCGTCTTCACCTCCTCGGCCAGGCGCTCGATCTCGTCGGAGCGCTTGTCCTGCGACGCCATATCATCGGCCGTCGGCTCGTGGCCGTCGTCGAGCTTCTTCAGAAAGGCCTTGTCCTCGTCGAGCAAAGCGAGAAGCTTGCCCTCGAGCTTTTTCAGGTAAGTGGACATTTCGTCGCTCCGCTGCTCGTCAAAGATGTGGCCCGCCACGGCGGGACTGTTCGTGTTGCCCCGCTTCTGGGCGCTATCCCTGCTGGGATTCTTGGATATCGATACCGAGCGCCTTCACACGCTGTCGGGACGCCTCAATGCGCTTCTCGATCGCGGCCCTGTCGACCACGAGGGGCGCCGGAGCGGCTTTCTCGCGGCGAACGACTCCGGCGAGCGCAGCCGTCATGCGCTGCAGAATGTTGTGGTGCTTGGCGATCGACGCCGAGAGCGGAGCGGTCGGCATCTCGACCTTAACCGTCACGCTGTGCGTCGTCTCTCTTACCTCCGGCTCGTCCTTGCTGACGACAGCAGTCGCACCCTTGGCGAGATATTCGCGCCAAGCCTTCTCGATGTCTGCCTTGGGGATCAGGAGGCCGGATTCCGGGTGCTTGGCCCAGGTGTCGAGGATCTCCTCGAGCAGATCACGGCCAAGACGCGTCTCCTGGCTCAGGCTCTTGACCATGGCGCTGGCATTAGCCGGCAGCGACACGATAGAGCACTCGAACAACTCGCCCTCGAGCACCTCGTAGCCCGGATAACCGAACGAATTGGCTGCCTGCTCACGGCGACGGACCGTCTTCGGCTTGAACCCGATCGAGCAGGCTCGAAGCGTGCCCTCCTGAACATGGGTCGCGACCAGATCCGCGCGGGGGTCCAGACCCTGCTTGATGAAGACGTGCGTGCCCTCGGTGCGCTTTGGCTTGCCGTTGATCTTGGCAATATCCTCCCACGATCCGAGCGGCAGGCCATATGAGGCGTGGGCGAAGAAGCTGACCGGGTTCTTCTCGAAGCTGTCGGTGTCGAGCCCGGCCTGAATAACGATGTCACCGTCGCGATCAGGTTCCTCGGTCGACATGACGAAGCGCGCAGAACGCTTCGCCGCATCCCAGGATGGCGGCTTGACCGCGGCCTTCATCAGGATGTCGCCGCCGCGGACGAAGTCCTTACGCGCGCTGAGAAACTCGTCGATGCTGACGAGGTTGTCGCTCATGGCTTTCTCCGGGGTGCTTGCGGTCTACTCGCCGACGACGGCCAGCTTCGGCTTCACCGGCTTGTCGCCATCTGACGTGGCGCCGCCCGTGGGGATTTTCTCGTTCCCGCCAGCGTTCAGAACGATCTGGTTTTTCTCGTCCACGAGCGTCATCGCGACCGGGATTGTTCTCGTCTTGCCGGAGTCGTTCGGCAGAGGATCCATGCCGAGAAGGCGGCGCTGCTCATCGATGCTGAGGGCACCCGTCTGAGCACCAGTCTTGACACGCTCATTGGTGGTGGCGGCATCGGCCGCGATCATCTCGTTGCGGTCGAACTCAAAAAAGTAGTCGAGCTGCTCGTCATCGCTCAGCATCGACAGTCTGAGCCGCTCTTCGACGCGCTTTGCCACGGGGATCAGGCAGTCAGACAGGTAGTTGTCGTCGAGCTTGTCGATGTTCTCGTACTTGACGCCCTTCGTGAGCCCGATCTTGTGCTGCGGCACCCGGTACATCGACGCGACCGCGGCGGCCTGCTGCTCGTAGATCTCCGTCGAGCGGTTGTCGTTGTTGTCTGCCGCGATGGCCTTGAAGTCGAGGCCAGCTTCGAGAAGGATCGGGACGCCATAGGCGTTGCTGTTGGCCCAGGCCTCCCGAAGATCCTCCTTCAGGCGTCGAAAAGCGGAGTTCGCCTTTTCATCGCTGCCGAACTGCTCCTTGGTCGTGAAGACGCCCGACTGCCTCCCGTCATTGGCGAACATCTTCGTCAGGTAATCGGTGAGAGCCTTCGACAGGGCCAGCGTCGATGCCCCTGAGAGCAACGACGAATAGCCCTCATGCGTGTCGATCATGCGGCCGCGGAAGTGGATCATCTCGTCGTTGACGAGAAAGGTGCCGAACTTCCGCAACTGCGCGCGCTCGAAATTCGTGCCGCGGGCGATGAAGTAGACGTCATCCCCCGTTTCGGGGTTCACCCAATAGGATACCCGGTTGGTGATAACCGGGATCATCTCCTCCGGCGCGCCGCCCAATCCGCGGCGCACAGCGACGTAGGCGTTCTGGGTGATAACGAGATACCGGATCAGGATCTCGAAGAATTCGCCCCATGAATGCTTGTTGTTCGGCTTGCGCGCCAGCAGCGCCGAGACGGGATGTTCTCGTGGCAACACCACGCGTCGCCCGCCGCCAGAGGTGTGTTGCATCAGGCGGCACGTCGCCTTGGAGATGTCCTGCGAAATGACGTCAGAGCATGCCATGAGCGCGACGATCTGGATGGCGGCCTTCACCGTCAGCGGCGCATGCGCTCCTTTGGGGAGGCCGACGTAGGCCCGCATCGATTCCATGATCTCCTTGCTGAACACGCTCGATGCTGATTTCTCGAGCATCTTGGCGCTGGCCGAGACTTTACGCTGCATCGCCGCTCCAGCCGATCAGGCCGCGCCTCAAATAGGGCGTGGCCTCGGATTTTCCGCTGTTTGTGATGTCAAGAACGCCGGCCTCATGATCGAGCCGCAGCGCGTCAGCCTCGATCAGCGCGTCCATACCGTCGATGGCCGATTTCGATCCGCGCTTTTCCTTCTTCGGCAGCACGTTGTCGTTGCTGTCCCAGTATCCAACGACATTGCCTGCGCACCATTCGGTGATCGGGTTGCCGTCGTGCTGGAACAGCGCCGGATCCGCGACCCTGGCGATGATGTCCTCGGTCGCTTGTGTGAGCTGCCGCGCGGTCTTCCGCACGATGAAGACCTGGTATCCGCCGGCCTCGATCTCCGTCGCCATCAGATTAGCCTGATAGTCGTCTACCGCGATTGCGACGACGTTGTGCCCCTCCAGAACGGAGAAGATGTCGGCCAGGATGACGCGGTAATCGATCATCGCGCCGGGAGTGAATTTGATATGGCCGTCGCGATGCCACCCGAAGAAGTCGTCGGAGAACCGATCGTCACGCAGGCGAGGTGCCTTCTCGCAGATCCAGTAGCGCGCCGTCGAGTAGATCGTATCCCCAACCTTCGTGATGAACTGTGCGGCGTTCAGATCCTGCCTGCTGGCAAGGTCAATGCCGACATAGATCGGGAACCCCTTGAAGAACTCGAGCTGCAGCTTTGGGTCCGAGCACCTGGCCCAATCCTCAATCGAGATGAGGTTTCCGGCCGCTCGCGTCCACAGGTTGAGCCTGGTGCGCAGGTACTCCTGCAGCTTGGATTCCGACTTCCGCGCCTCGGCGATCTCCTCGTCCATGCCGACAGGATTGAGAGCGACGCCGTAGAGCGGATTGAGTTTCTCGATCGTGGCGAGATCGAACTTGCGGTCCTTGTCGGCGTCGGTGCCCGCGTACATGACCGTGAAGAGGCGAGGGGAACTGAGGCGCCCCTCCAGCACGGCTACGCAGTTCTTCCAGTCCTCATAGGCCGCCGACGAGACATCCCGGCCCGCAGTCGAAATCCCGAGATCGAGCGGGGATCGACGGGCGCCCTGCGCGGTCTTGAGCACGCCGATGACGTCTTGGTCCTGCGCGTGGAGTTCCTCCTGCAGCAGGACATGCGGGTTGAGGCCATCCAGGTTTTTGGCCCTGGAATGCGCGACCTTGATCTCTGCCCCGGTGGCCGAGAATGACGCCCCATCTCGCGTGTGCGTCGCCTGAAGGTGTTGGGCTAGGTCGATATCCTTGAGAAGCGTCGCGCGGATTGCCCCGTATGGGATATTCGCTTGCGCCTCCGAGCCGGCTGAGATCACTGCCTCGGCGCCGACCTCGCCTTCAAAGTTGCAGCAGTAGAGAACGACGCCGACGGACAGCGCCGTCTTGCCATTCTTTCGCGGCACCCAGAGACGAACCGACCGGACCCACCGAAGGAGCGTGTCCTTCTCGCGGAAGGCAAAGATCGCCGAAATCCAGAAGCATTGTACCGGCTCGAGGACGATGGTCCCGTCGAAGCCCTTCGCATGAGGAAGCTTCTCGATGAAGTCGCAGACATCGACCGCATGGTCATCGGACCAAACGAATGGGGCCTTGCCGCTAAGAGCCTTGCCCCGCATCTCGAGGAAGCGCTTGCAAGCGAGAACCTCGTATTTGCAGGCTGGCACGCGACCGGCCAGAACCTCCGAACAGTACCAGACCGCCATCCCAGGATAGTCGGGAAACTCGTCGCCATCGACGACGATCGGCTTGAACAGCTCATCTGCGGCGCGACGGGAAACCGTTGCGCGCGTACTTGTTGGCCGGCGCGTTCGCTGGCGCGGCGATCGGCTTGTCGATGTCGTCAAGGCGCAGTTCGCTTCTCGCCTTATCCAATTGAGCGAACCACGATCCACGGGGCTGTTTGCCCGACGTCGTCGCGTCCGTGATGTTGTCGAACTGGATCGCGTATGAGGACAGCGCACGATGCGCGCCGATCGTGAGCTTTCCCGCATCGAACAGCATCCGGGCCAGCGTGTCGTACTCTGCCGCTGCCTCCGCCGTCCTGAGAGGGAAGATGCACTTCGGGATATCTCGGAAGGCAGGGTGCGCCACCACGTTGTGATCCGGGGCTGAGGCCGCCGCCGTCGTGCTCTGGCGGTTGCGCAGCGCTGGCATGGATCACCTCAACGTCGGCCGCAGATCCGGGCGGTCACACCACTCGACGATCATCGACATGAGCCCGCGCTCGCGAGCGTACCGCTCAAGCCGCCCTTTCCAGGCGTGGCAGGGAGTGCACAGCGACCAGAGGCCGCCGTCGTCGCAGTGCACTTCCCCGCCGTCCTGCACCGGGTATTTGTGATCGGTCACATCGCCGAAGCGAAGGCGTCCTTTCTCAAAGCACCGCGCGCAGAATGGGTTGCGTTCACGGAACGACGCTGAACGGCGGTCCCAACTCGCGTCGTAGCCGCGCTCCCGAGGAGATGATTGCTCCGGGCGCTTCGGCTTGGCCGGCGGGCGCCTCAGCGATCCTGAGCGGAAGAAGCGAACCATAGTTCAGATAGCGGGAGGCGGATTTGAACCGCCGACCTGAAGGGTATGAGCCTCCCGCGCTACCAACTGCGCCATCCCGCGTCACGCGCCCGAATCGGGTCTGGCGCAATTCCTGAACTGAGGGAATTGATGCCGCTTGAGCGCATGGATCGCAATCGGATTCATCGAAAGATTTCATTTAATTACAAAAACCCAGCAATTCGCCGCATGAATTTGAGGCTCTCACCGCGGCGGCGGCTTCATTTTCAGGTTTGAAATGCGCAGGTTCGCATGGTCGCCGTCGACGCAGAACACGTCTCTCTTCGGCCATCGGCCCTTGGTGATCAGCCAGGCCAGCCGGCGGGCGAGATAAGCGCGACTGTAGATGACGACGCGGCCGATTCCGGCATGGTCGGTGTGAACGGCCGGTTCGCCAGCGTGGCGCTCGTTCCATGACGCGGTTCGGCGATCGCTATCGTGTCGTAGGGGGCGCGGGCGCCACAGAAAGAGGCCAGTGGCGGGGTCGTAGTCGACGAGCGTTCGCGCCAGGTAGGCGGTCAGTTCGCGGTCATTCTTGATGCGCATCGGCCCTCACGGCGCCGGACGGCACCGCCCCGTATAGTTGACGCGCGCCCTGGTGCCGAGAATGCCGTGTCCCTCGATGACAGCATCTCGGGAGGTGATCTCGTACCCCGCAGAGCACATACCGTTCGGCTTCAGCCAATCCGCGAGAAGGCCCATCCGGTACGCTTCCCCGGCCGGTGTGTCGTGCGGGGCGAACGCCGTCCCCATGGCGCTGAAAGTGAAATTCTGACGGTCTGGCGTTGGCGTGAAGGACGTCTCATTTATCCGGTCGGCCGTTGCGCAGGCCGACAACCCCGCGGCAGCGCAGATCACAAGCAATCGCTTCATAAATGTGCCTTCCATTTTGCAATGGCGGCACGATGCACCGCAGCGACGCTCTTGAACAGCCGCCGGCAAAGAGCGCCGGCGGCCTCGCGTTCAATAAGGCGATCAGGCCAGCGATCGGCGGAGCCGCGTGTCAGGCTTGAACTTCACCGCGGACTTGGCGGCGATCGTGATTTGCTCGCCGGTGTGCGGATTGCGCCCCTTCCGCTCGCTGCGCTGGACGATACTCAGCTTGCCGATGAAGGGCAGGGCGACATCCTCGCCCTTTGCGAGACGGTGCGCCGCCGCCGAGCCGAGTTCGTCGATCACCGTGGCGATCACGGATTTCGTGATGCCATTGGTCGCATCGTAAACGGCGTCAATAAGATGCTGCTTGCTCATGCCGTCCTCCTTGGTCGGATCCGCACAATTGCGGTGCTGTGAGCCTGCACAGGGTGTCAGAAGCAAGTGCGCAAGTAAAGCGCGCGAGGCGTCTGCCGCCGACCCAAAATGCCAAACACGTTGCGGCCGTATCGGCCGGTACGGATTTCGCCGCAGATTATTATGGAAGCTATAAACACGGGCGTTAAGTATTTTTTAGTATTAGGCGCGCGCTTTTTGACCGACCACATCGGTCCGGACCACTTCTCTTAAATTCCTTAAGAGAACACCCGCACCCCTGGCCCTCGATCGTGCGGTGCGCTCGCGCGTTATACGTGCGTATGCGTTCATGTCTCCCGACTTCGTCGAAAAAAAACTTTGAAAATACGATTGACGGCGCCTGACGCTTTCGTCAGACTGCCAATCGTCAACAGCGCCAATCGTGGCGCGCCGCTAAGGACGACGACGATGCAAGCCATTCTCAAAGCCGCGTTTCTTTCCGCCCGCTATGCGTGGTGGGTTCGCGCTTCTCTGCCGCATGCGGCGGAACTGATCGCGCTTTCAGTGCTGGCAGTGTGCCGGGCAGGTGGCCGCATGGATGCGTGCCACGTCGGGCAGGTGCGGGCGCTGGCGCGCAGGCTGGCGGGGGCGTGACGATGGCGCTTGCGTTCGATACACTCGGCTATGCCAAGGCTCTTCGTGATCGCGGTATCAAGACCGGAGAAGCGGAGGCCATGGCAGAGGCTGCGCGAGACTTCATCATGCGAGAGCTTGTTACCAAAGAGGATTTGCGCACTGCGCTTGAAGCGCAGACGCTCCGCCTCACGGTGCGCATGGGAACGATGATCGCGGCGAGCATGGGCATGCTCTTCGCCGCGCTCCGGTTCACTCACTGACAGCTTAGCGCCGGGCGGGTTCCGGCCGGCGCAATCTCTTCAGCCTCAATCGTGAGGCGCCAGCAAGGAATCGGACAATGGCAGACAGCATCGTCACCTTTCGCGGCTCGCATGGCGAAGTCGATTTCGACGCCGTCACGGGCGCCGTGGTCGCCTATCGCGAAGACGCCAGCGCGGAGGCGCCGGCATATCGGGATTACGTGCGCGCCGACTTCGCGGAGCGGCGGAGCTGGTACGCGGTGCGCGGCATCATCCTGCCGGCGCTGCAGCCGGGCGGCGACGTGCTCGACGTCGGGGTTTGGCTGGCGGACGGCTCCTATTTGCCGGCCGAATTGGACTGGCGCGAGAACTTCGCTCGCGAGCGCTTCGCAATCGCCTGACATTGCGCCATGCCCGCTACTGGCGGGCATTACGGAGCGTCAAGGCTCTAACGCGGCAATCGTGCCGCTCCAGACTGGAGAAAGACCCATGAACTTCTATGCCCGCACCATGGAATCCGCCCGCATTGCCCGGTTCGGTTCCGGCGCGACTATCCTGCGCAGCGCGAGCCCGCTTTCCCGCGATCAGATTGCGCATGCGGCGCCGTCTGTCTTCGCCGAGACGAAGCACGCTTCCCGTTCGGATCGCTATACGCACATTCCCACGTCTGAAGTGCTGGCCGGGCTCCAGCGCGAAGGCTTCTTGCCGTATGAAGTGCGGCAAGGCGGTTCGCGCGACGCGGAAAAGCGCGGCTTCACAAAGCACCTTATCCGGTTCCGGCGCGAAGGCGTGCTTGCCGTCGGCGATTCCGTCCGCGAAGTCGTCTTGCTCAATTCGCACGACGGCACGTCGTCTTATCAGCTCATGAGCGGGGTTTTCCGGCTTGTGTGCTCCAACGGCCTCGTCGTCGCCGATGCCGGCGCCATGGGAATTCGTATCCCGCACAAGGGCGACGTCGTCGGCCAGGTGATCGATGCGGCATATTCCGTCATCGACGACGGAGTGCGCATTGACCGCGCGATTTCCGACATGCGCAGCATCGACCTGTCCACGGGCGAGCAAGAAGCCTTCGCGGAGGCCGCTGCAGCGCTCCGGTTCGAGGAAGGCGCGTTGCCCGTCGAGCCTCGCCAAGTCAATCAGGCCCGCCGGCGGGACGACGTTGGTTCCGACCTGTGGCGCACGTTCAACCGCTCGCAGGAAAATCTCACGCGTGGCGGGCTTCACTACGTGCACCGCAACGCGGAAAACGGCCGGCCTTCGCGCCGCGAAACGCGGCCGGTCAACGGCATCGACACGAATGTGTCCCTGAACCGCGCTCTGTGGATTCTCGCGGATCGCATGCGGGAACTGAAGGCCGCGTGACGCTTCGACCTGCCGGCGGCACCGCCCGCCGGCAGCACGAAGCGCCTTGCTTCACCCTGCCGCAATCGTGCGGCGCCTCTGGAGGAACGATGATGGTTTTCGCTGATACATGGACAAAGGACGCAGGCAAGCCCGCCAGCGCGCAGGCTGATCGCAGAGCGCGGCGCGCGTTGCGGGAGGAAGCGCGCAAGTGCTCGCGCCGCATTCGGCGCGGCCGCATCGCTGAAAAGCGCGCATTCCTCTTCGGCGCATAACGTGCCCGATCCGCTCTTTCTCTTCCCGATCGTCGCGGCCGTTCTGGCGGCGCTGATCGTCTCAAACCCCTGATTAACCCCTGCCGCAATCGTGCGGCGCCACAGAAAGGAAACCGATATGCACTCTTCCATCCTCCCGCGCGCCGCGATGCGCCATGCGCTCGCCACGGTGATTTCAGTCGTCGAGAAGCGCAGCACGATTCCCGTGCTGAACGCGATCCGCATACGCGGCGATGGCGGCGCCGTTGAGCTTGCGGCAACCGACGAAGACATGGTCGCGACGGTGCGCTTTCCGGCCGGCGCGGTCGATGCGGGATTCTGCGCCACGCTGAACGCTGAACGTCTGCACAAACTGGAGCGTAGCGCGCCGGCATCCGATCATGTGGCGATCGATTTCAGCGTGATCGAGACGGGGGCAGGAGACAGAGTCAAAAGCAGCGGCAAAGCTTCGCTCGATTTTGAAGGCCTTCGCGTGTCTATGGAATGCCCGGCGCCGGAAGATTGGCCGGAGATCGCAATCACGGGAGACATTCACGCGGATTTCAGCCTGCCGACGCGCGAGTTTCTGGCAGCGCTCGACGCGGTCGCCTTCGCTATCTCGACGGACGACACACGGTACTACCTGAATGGCGTGCACATGACGCTCGACGATGGCCGGCTGGCCTATGTCGCGACGGACGGGCATCGCATGGCCGTGCACAATGTGGATATGCCGGACGGCGCCGCCGGCATGCCCGGGATCATCCTTCCCGCGAAAACGGTCGCCTTTCTGCGTAAGGTCTGCCGCGCGAAGGGCGCCGCCGATAGCGTGCACGTCGTCGTCAACACGGTGAAGGCACGCTTCACGCTTGGCAATGTCGACGTCATCACGAAGTTGTTGGACGGCACGTTCCCGTCCTACCGGCGCGTCATTCCCGCCGAGAATGTGCCGCCCGTCATGGTCGATTGTGGCGCGCTGGCGAGTGCGGTGAAGGCGGTCGCCAATATCGGCTCGGAACGCGGCCGCGCCGTGCGCCTCGCCATCGGCAGGGACGGGATTACCGTTTCTGCGAAGCATCCTGAAATCGGCGCGGCAGAAATGCACGTACCGGCGACGTGCTCCGGCGAGGCGGTCGAGGTCGGCTTGAACTCGCGTTATCTGCTCGACTTGCTCGACACGGCCGGCGGCTCGCACTTGTGCATGTGCGTCGTCAGCGCTGGCGATCCAATCCGCGCCTGGTCTCCCGCCGACATGCGCACGCTCTTCGTGCAGATGCCCATGCGCATCTGAACATTCCGGCGCGGCCAGACGACGGCCGCGCCTCTTTCCGACAACCGATCAATGCGCAGCGCTGCGGCGCGCTAGAAAGGATTCTGCGATGAAAACCTATTCAATGGGCCCGGCCAATCCTCCGGCCTCTCCCGCCGAGCTGGCGGCCCGCGCGTGCGGGTGGGATCGCAAAGGTGATGGACCCGGCATCATCTACAACCGCGCCGACTTCGGTTCCTGGAAGGAAGCCGTTTCGCACGGCAACGAGGAAGGGTTCGGCCGGACCTATGACACCTGGGAAGAGTGCTGCGAGCACGAGGGCATCGTGATCGAGGAGGGTGCGGCCAATGTCTAAGCTGCACCTCCAAGCGGTCGATGCGGCGCAAGCCGCGATCGATGTCAACACGAAGAGGCTCCGCATGGAGACCGGGCACCCGCCGGCAATCGACTTCTTCCACCTTCTCGTGTCGCTGATCGAATGGTGCGACGCGCACTCGATCGATTTCGACGCCAGCGTTTTCGAAGTGCGGCGGCACTTCCTGGAAGCCGAAGGGCGCGAGATCGGGGAGGGCCGCGCCGATGGGTGAGATTGCCCTTCCCGTCCGGATTTCCGATCTGGTCAATGAGTACGACGAGAAGAATGCGAGCGTCGAGGCCGCAATCAGCGACGTCGAGAAGGCTTTCGGCCGGCTTGACACGACGGCCAGCATATTCGGCGCCTATGGCGGCCCGGTCACTGACCGGCGCCCATATCTTGACGCGAGCACCGTCCGCAAGGTGCTGCTCAAATCGGCATGGAAAGCCGTCTATGGCCGGATGCAGATCGACTCGATCGCAAGCGCGACCGATAAACAGCGGTTCGAGCGTGCGATCGAAGACCCGGCGCCTTTCACGCTCGACAATATCCGGGCGACGTTCGGCGACTTCATCGTGCGGCCGCGCTTCCATATCCTGCGCGGCCTCGCCGAGACGTTCGTGCAACTCGATCCGGCCTTTAGGAGCCATTCCAAGGTCAAGGTCGGCGTCAAGGCGCTGCCGAAGCGGATCATCCTGCGCAGCGTCGGCGGTTTCAACTCATACGGCCTGAATATGCTGCGTGACGTCATCAACGCGCTTGCCGCATTCGATGGCGAGCCGCTGGTGGAGCGTGGCGAGTTCGCGGAGCTGGACAAGCTGCACAGCTATGTTGACGGGCATAGAGCCGGCGAGGCGCAGGTGCGCGACCTGACAATCCGCAAGTTCCAGAACGGTAACGCGCACGTCTATTTCGGGCCGCATGCGCTGCGCAGCATCAACCGCGCGCTCGCCGAATTCTATGGCGACGTGCTGCCGGATGCCGAGGGCGAAGAGCCGGAGGCGCGGCCGGGGACGGCCGTTGCCAAAGACCTGCAGTTCTACCCGACGCCGCAAGCCGTCATCGATCTGGCGCTTTGCGAGATCGGATTGGAGAAGCGCGAGGAATGGAACCGCGACCGCTTCACGCCGCTCCGCGTGCTGGAGCCGTCATGCGGCGACGGCCGGATCATGCTCGAAGTCGCCCGGCGAGGGCACCGTCCGTTCGGCTTTGAGGTGCATGCCGGCCGGGCCGCGGAGGCGCGGGCGCGCGGTCTTCCGGTCGTGACTGCCAACTTCCTGGAACAGGCTCCGAGCCCGGAATTCGACCTGGTCGTGATGAACCCGCCCTTCTACGGGCGGCACTATGTGCGCCACGTCGAGCATGCGCTCCGGTTCCTGAAGCCCGGCGGTCGCCTGCTGAGCATCTTGCCGGCGAGCGCCTGGTACGATCACGGCGAACTGAAAGGCCGATGGGAAGACCTGCCTGTCGCGGCATTCGCCGAGAGCGGAACGAACATTCCAACCGGAATGCTGATCATCGCCGCTCCGCGCGCCTGATCCACCCGTCAACCCACATCAGAGCGGCGCCGGGCGGCGGCCGCAGGAAAGGAGATCGTCATGGGCGAATATGTCGGAGTCACAATGAACGTCGGCGGGACCGTGTCGACGGACACGTACCGCGAGCTGGTCGAGATGGCGAAGGCGAGCCGCCTCGACTTCGATGCGGGCGCCGCGGCCGAAGCGGGTAAGCCTGTCGTGTTCTGGGGAAACCGCAACTATGGGAATGCCGACGAGATGGAGGAATTCTGTCGCGACAACAACCTGCCGTATGTTCTGGCCTGGGATGCCGCGACGGGAGCCTTCTCCGGTGGCGCGCACTATTGGCAGCCGGGCATGAAAGAGCCCGGCGAGTGCATGGCGGATGACGCTGGCGTTCCCGTCGTGAGCCTGCCCGATCTGCGGCGCTACCTGGAGAGCGGCGTAAGTCTCGCGTGGGTCGTGGCTGCCTTCGATCCGGCCGATCACAATCGCCTGCCTCCGCTGATCGTCTGTGGCGACGAAGTTGCGACGGCTGCCGGCGCAGAGGATGAGCGAGCGCTCATGCTCGCTGCGCTGGAGAAGATCGCGTCCGGCGGGAACGCCGACGCCCAGGAAGCGCTTCGGCGCGTGAATGCGTCCGCTTGGGTTATGCGAGAGGACCGAATCCAGGACGAAACCCTTAGCTGATGCGAAAACGGCTGGAGAATAGGAAGGCCGCCGCTAAAATGAAAGGAGACAAAGATGCTGGAGAGATTGAGACCCGTGAGCCGCAGGTATCGATACAAGCGCATGACGGCCGAGCAGTTCTCGGCAGCACTCGACGAACTCGGAATGTCCGTCATGCAGTTCGCGCGCCTGTACGGCTCGGCTGAGGGCAGGGTGCGCGATTGGCTGCACGGGGACGAGGATATCCCGCACACGGTCGCCGTGTTCTGCATCGCGATGACGGTGCCAAAAGCGAAGGAACTCGCGCTTTCCTACACCAGCACGGTCGCGTCCGATGTCCGCTCGGATGGCGACCGTGGGTAAGCCGGCGCAATTCGCGGATCCGTCAATCGAGGGCGCGGCGGTGCACCTGGTCGAGGATGCCCGGCAGTACGTCGAGGCGGAGATCCTGCGCGGCTTCCCATGGCATGTGGCGCGCGAGGCATTCTTGCTCGCAAACGCGAAGAACTGGATCAAGCTCTACGGCAAGGACTGCGCCGACGTCGCCGTTCGTGGCGTCCTGGCGATCAGTCCGGATGAGTGGGTATCGACCGCCGCGGCCGTCGAGAAGCGCCGGCAGGAAAGAGATGCGTTCCATGCTCGCAATCGCAGGATGGGCCGGGACAACATGGTCAACAGGCTGTTCGTCCGGCTGGCAGGCATTCCTCTCTACGCGTTTTTTCTCGCAGCATTCTTGCCGCATCCTACGCCGTCTCAGGCCGCGAGCCGGAGCGATACGGTAGCAGCCTGCGCTCATGCCGACGAGGCAGAGCGTGCGCGGCGCCGCTGCTGGCGCTTTGGCAAAGTCCGTGTCGAGACCTTTCGCGATCATGATCAGCACGATGCACAGCACGATTGGGAGCAGAAGAGGGATTGGGAATAGGCGAAGTGATCACCATATCGATTTTGCGTTCAAGACAAGCCGGTCTACCGCCAGGACAAAGAGCGCTGCGTAGGCGTGGCGACTGAGGCCGCCTGCTGCCTCCATCCCGGCATAGGTCATCCCCATGTGGATTCTCTGGTGAAGGACAGAGAGGAATTCGTACCCTAAGGCGTCCCTGATGCGGTCCATGGTCCATAGTCCGGCCGCCCGTTCTTCCGGCATGCTCACGCTTAGAGAATTATCAACGGCAGGCTCAAACTTCGGATTGGGAAACAGGCCTTCTGAAGCGAGGTAGCAAAGATCGTCGAAGCGCTCGCAGACCGCCAGGCGCTCCGGTGTTGCCTGCCCCTTGGCGAACAGGCGCTGATAGCGGTTCACGGTTGCCTGCTTCGATCCGCCCAGGCTACGCACATCATATTCGCGCTGGCCGGCGGCTGTTCTGGTATCGGTGCTTACCTGAGCCGCAGCCAGATCTTTCCGCCGCGCGCGCTCTTCTGCTTCTACGAGCTTCTTTCGCCTGGCGTCAGCGCGCTCTTGCGGCGTCATGTCCTTCGGCCTTTTCTGAGGCACCGCAGCAGCGTCATCGCGCGCCTTCCTGATCCTCTCGGCCGAAGCGCGCTTGCTCTCGATCTCCTGTTGTATAGCCGCAGACATTTTGGCAGCGCGATCGACGCCACGCTTGGCACGTATCGCCATCCGCTCCAACGCCAAGCGATCGACTTGAGAGGCGTTTTTTTTCTGGCTTGTCATTTGCCGCCAGCCTCCATCAGCCAGACATAGGCGTCATCCTTGGTTCCACCGCGACCGATCAGCCCTGCTTCCTTTAGGTCTGGAATGACCTTCTCCATCAGCCGGGCGGCGGCCTTATCGTCGCGCTCTGCGTCAAGAAGCTCTGCGGCGCATCGTTCCCGCCACAGCAGATAGGGCACAGGCCGGACATTCCGAGGAACGTTCTTGATCTGGCCGTCGTTTGCGACCGCGTGCGCGACAGATAAGGAGCGCAGAAGGCCGACGGCCTGTGTCGCCTCCTTTCGGAGGGATTTTGCTCGCTCACGTTTTGGCTTGGCTGGGACCGCTGCGATATCGACAAACGGCGGATCATCATGGAATTGGGTGATGTCGTCTTTGAACCCGAGGATCACCGTCCCCTCTGGCCCGTGACGGTTCTTGCCGATGATGATCTCGGCCGTGCCGTCGCACCGCTGATAAGCCAGATCCCAGGCCAGCCGCTCTTCTGTGCCTTCCTTCGGCTTCCGTTTCCCAAGGTAATAGGCTTCCCGATAGATGAAGACGACTTGATCAGCGTCCTGCTCGATCGATCCCGACTCGCGCAGATCGCTCAGCATTGGCCGCTTATCGTCTCGGGTCTCAACCTGACGGGAGAGCTGCGAGAGGGCGATGATCGGCACGTCAAGCTCCTTTGCCAAAGCCTTCAGCCCGGTTGAGATCTCCGTAACCTCCTGCGTTCGATTGTAGTCCCTGCGCCCTTTTTGGCCGGACGTCATGAGCTGGAGATAGTCGACGACGATAAGCGAGAGCTTGTGCCGCTTCTTCAGCGCACGGGCCTTGATCGCCAATTGTGAGATCGAGATTCCGCCGGTAGCGTCGATCTTCAAGGGCAGCCGGGACAGATCGCGGGCGGAATTCGCCATGGTCTCAAGCTCGAACGGCGAGACGTTGCCGCGCCGAAGGCGCCATGCTGCGACCCTTGAGTGCTCGGCGATGATGCGGGTGGCGAGCTGCGCGGCCGACATCTCCAGAGAGAAGAATCCGACCGATCCGGCTTCTCGCTCGCCAGCGCTGATCCGCTTCTGCAACTCAACGGCGACGTTGAAGGCGATGTTGGTGGCGAGCGCCGTCTTGCCCATGCCGGGACGGCCCGCGAGGATGATGAGATCTGAGTTCTGGAGCCCGCCCAGGACGTCGTCCAGGCGCGTCAACCCTGTTGACAGACCGACAAGCTTCGCATCGCGTTGGTACGCAGCGGAGGCGATGTCGACGGCGTGCATAGCGGCTGCATCGAACCCGACGAAGTCGCCAGACTCCGGACGCTCGACCGCGCGCAGATCTTGAACGCTGGATTCGACGAATTCGAGCACGCGCGTGAGCGGCATCTCGACCGGCAGATCATACGCCAGGTCGGCAAGTTCCTCCGAAAGAGAGATCAGGCGCCGACGAATGGCGTTGTCGCGTACTGCCTTGGCATAGTCGACCACCGCAGCCGGCGAGGCTGCATTCGCCACCATGCGCGCCAGATATTGGGGTAGGCTTATCGCGCCGAGGTTAGCATCCGGAAGATGGTTTCGCAGGGTGACAGGATTCGCCATCCGCCCGCCCTCGATCATTGTCACGATCGTATGCCAGATGATGCGATGCAGTTCTTCGGAGAAGTGATCCCTCTCAACGATCGCCTGCACCTGACGATACAGATCGTTCTGCATCATAATGACGCCCATCAGCCCCTGTTCGGCGTCGATGTTCTTCGGAATTTCGCGGGGAGCGCCCTGGGTCATTGACACGACCGCGCCCATCAGATCTCGGCCCCGTCGCGGTGTAGCCAGCCAGCCGTTGGCTCGCCGCTGTAACCCCGTAGCCAGACGAGGATGCAAAAATCTTCCTTCCCGCCGCTGGCCTCCTTTCCCTCCGCCTGCAGGGAAAGATAGACATTTCCCGTCGGCATGCTCGGGCGTGGCGTCAGATAAAGCACCTTCAGCAGGGGTGTATTTTTCAACCAGCGGCCAGCGGCATTCAGGCGCCGTGCCGGGAAAACCATTGCAACCTTGCGGCTGGCGACGCGAAGCGCCTCGTGCGCAAAATCCTGGACCATATCGAACGGCGGATTGCAGACGATGTTGTCGCAATAATAGGAGTCGACGAGGAAATTTCTCTTCGCGACCATGAAGGCTGAGCCGCGGTCGATGATGTCGAACCCCCGAACGGAGAGCCCAGCCCTGCGCGCTCCAAGAAGAATGTTTCCTAAGCCGCAGCAGGGATCGACGACTTCTCCATCGAAGCGCTCTTCCTCAAAGAGGCGGCGTCCGACCCACGCGGGCTCGACATACCATTCGTTCTCTTCCCGATCCCATTTTTGGGCCGCGATAGGCGCTGCGTTGTTCACGACAGCCTCCACATCGTCATCTCTTCTGCAAAGGCGAGCAGAGCAGCATCCGCGGCGATCCGGTGCTCGATGCCGAATGCGTAGCAGACGCGGTCAGTGAATGAGCGGATCTGCAAGGCATTCAGAAACGATACCAGTCGCTCTCCATCGATCGGCGAGCGGACGAGGTCATCGAACTGGACATCAAGAGGAACGCGATCATCCAGCGCGACGAGTTGTCGTGACATGGGGGCGAGCGGAGCAAATGCCTCGATGCTCTCGCGCCTCTTCGGCTGGCGGATCTCGGCCGCCCGGCGGATAACACCGTTGAGGCTGCCGAACCGATCCAGCAGTTCAGCCGCGGTCTTCCTGCCGATACCGGCGGCGCCTGGAACGTTGTCGGTGGTGTCGCCTGAGAGAGCCAGCGCATCAGCTACGAGACGAGGGGTGACGCCGAAGCGCTCCAGTACCTGCCCCTCACCCAGCCATTCACCCTTCATCGGATCGTAGATTACGACGCCGTCGTCCACGAGCTGCATCAGATCCTTGTCGACGGATACGATGATGGTGCGCTCGCCAGCGGCCGCTGCTTCGGCGGCATACGTTGCAATGAGATCGTCGGCCTCGTAGCCGGGCTGCGCGATCGAGCGGAGGCCGAACGCGGGCGCAACCTCTCTCGCTAGGCGCAACTGGCAGACCAGATCATCCGGCTTGCCGCCTCGGTTCGCCTTATACTCGGGGTAGATGTCGTGCCGCCAGTTCCGCCCTGGATGGTCGAAGATGATCGCGCCGTGGCTGATGTTCTCGGCTGCGAACGTGTCGCGCAGCAGATCCCACATCCTGCTGCAGAAGCCGGACACAGCGCCGGTCGGCAGGCCATCGGCTCGCGCGGCTGTGCCGCCTTCGCCTGTGGCAAAATAGGCGCGGTAGACGATCGAGTTGCCGTCGATGAGCAATGCGGTCATGATCCGAGCCTCCGCACGCGACATCCGAATTTCGGCAGGATCACCAGTTCGACGCCGATCGCGCGGAGGTGCCGTCTCATGTCGAGAGCCGCCATCTCGAACTGGCGCGCATTCACCCATCCTCCAGCATCTGCCAGCGTCTGCATGTCGAAGAGCCTGCCGTCTGCCAGCTGCTCCAGAGAGCCGATTTCCTTACGACCGAGCACAAGATCGCCGTTCGGACCGGACACCGCGAGCAGGCGTGCATCGATCGCGAACAGGAGCCCGAGGTTATCGGTGCTGACGACCTTCGCTACGAATTCCGGAATTCGCCCTACGCTGAGTGTCGCCGGCTGAGGATCTGGCACCGTCAAGGGAGGGAACCTCTCCTCGCGATTTGTCACGGCGATTTCGCCTAACCTTGATGTTTTTGGCGCCGTGGCCGCAATCATCTTGGGGGCACTGCGGGCATCCGGGGCACGTTCGTGCTTAGGCGAAGCGCCGTTCTGAACAGGTGCGGGGCGCGCTT